GCTTCATCCCAAAGCTACCATATCTTATATTGACGAGGGTAGTGCTAAGATCCAAGGTGATTTGGTTGGTCTTCCTTTCTCAGATCCTAGTTGTGATGTTAAGAAAACTATTATTCATGACGAAGTTGTTGAAGCATTCGGATTATCTGGTTTTACTTATCCCAACATGAAGAAAGGTTGGACTTATGTGAACGGAATTAAAGTTTATAATGATCCTATATCTGTAGCAGCAAAAAGTAGCATGCTCTCCAATGTACAGATTCCCCCCGAGAAAATGAAACTAGCAACAGAGGCGTTTATCCGAGATATTTTACCCTTACGTAATTTAGATACCTTGCGGCCTCTTACCCACCATGAAGCGATAAATGGTCTCCCAGGTATCCCGGGAATGAGTTCCATAAACTTTAAAGCCGGCTGTGGTATTGGCATCTCGGGCAAGAAGAAATCTCATTGTTTTGGTGAAGAGGGATCAAAAGAATGGGATAATGAGGTAATATGTCATATTAACCATCTATTGCCTAAGATGTATAGGGGAGAGAGAGTCTGCCCCATGTATAATGCGACTTTGAAGAGTGAACCAGTGAAGTTATATGAAGATGGCTCTACAAAAGTACCTAGAACATTCTGTGCTGTTAGTACTGCTTGGGCGCATATGGTGAGGAAATTAACTTTATCATTTTGCGGTTTAGTACAGAGCAACAATTTTGCGTTTGAGACTGGTGTAGGTGTAAATCCGTTTGATTCAAATTCGTGGTCGCAATTCTATTCCCATCTGAATACCTGGCCCGGTCGGGTTGTAGCTGGTGATTACAAGGCCTATGATAAGACAATTAGTGCCCAATTGATTTTGCACGCTTTCCAAGTGATAATACACCTCTGTGAGGAAAGCAATAACTACACTCCTGAAGAGATTAGAGGATTGTGGTCTATTGCTTTCGATACAGCTTTTCCTAATGTTGTATTCAACGGTACTGTTGTCGAATTGAATGGTTCCAATCCCTCTGGTCATCCACTTACCGTTATTATCAATGGTTTGATTGGTTGTATTTTACTGCGTGTAGTGTGGTTAGATCAGGGATATCCATTGGCTGAATTTAGATCCAATGTGCATCTAATAGTATATGGCGATGATAATGCTATTAATGTACATCCTAAGTATGATTTTAGCCATACTAAGATCCAGGAAGGATTAAAGCGATATGGTTTCGAGTATACCATGGCTGATAAGACAAGTGGGTCTGTTCCTTTTCTAAGTATAGAAAATTGCGATTTCTTAAAACGGAAGTTCGTTTTATTACCCTCTGGGGTAGTTTTGTGTCCTCTGGATAAGAAATCTGTGGTTAGAATGCTTAGTTTTCGAAGCGGATCAACTTTAGATGATTTAGAACATTTAAAGGAGGTTTTAATTGCAGCAGTGGCTGAAGCTTTCCAACATGGCTTTATATTTCATAACTATGTTAGAACTTTCAGTCTCCAAATGTTAGCCAAATTTAATATTAATACTCACCTAATGACCTATGAGCAAGAAGCTAACAGATTGGGCTATAATGTTGTTGCGGGACAACTCATTCCCGCAGAGTTGAACCTATCGTAGCGAGCAGATAGGTTGGTACTTTCTTACCGATATCGCAATTCTGGGGAACGTGTAAACCAGTCTTATTATAACACCTAGTATGTATATATTTCAAGGGCCACCCGTCCCATATCAGGCGAAAACACTATAGATTTTCGTGCACTAGAAGGGTTCATTTGCATTATGGATATAACTAATACAAACTCGGACGCTCAATGCGACCAACACCAAACCACAGGCTTTGTGGATGCTACTTCTGGATTTTCCAGTGCTGTGTCTACAGGTACAGATAGTACCATGCGTCAAGGAGCCGCGGATGAAGCATCTTTTGCCGAATTCTTTCGCAGACCCGTTCTAGTTAAGCAGGCTGAATGGTCCGTAGGGGCCGTTGCTGGTGATAGAACTTTTATTTTTGACCCATGGACTCTATGGGCCACTAATGCTCGTGTTAAGAGCAAATTAGACAATTTTTACCTCATGAAATGTAAATTAATGGTAAAAATTGTCGTCAACGGAACCCCAATGCAGTGGGGAAAAGGCATTATGTCTTATCATCCATTATCATCCCTAGATGATACTGTTCCGCTTGTACCTACCATTTCTACTAAGGGATGGTTAGGAGCCTGCATGGCCCAATCTCAGCGTTCTCATATTGTTTTTGATATCTCTCAGAGTACTGGTGGATGTTTATGTCTCCCATTTATATGGCCTAGTAATTATATACGGCTAACTTCCGCTGCTGACATTGCTACTCTGGGAAGGGTTCACATAACCAAACTAAGTAACTTTTATGATCCAAATATTGTAAATCCGGTTCAACCAAGTTACTCTGTTTGGGTGTGGGCCGAAGAGATGGACCTTCAAGTCCCTACTTATACACTCGCACTACAAGGTTGTCTCGTATGTAAAAACGAGTGTGACCCTGTATGCGATCCTGTATTGCAGGGTGATGAATATCAAGAAGGGAGAAATGGGATTATTTCAGGCCCTGCAGGCGTGATATCTGCACTAGCGGGTAGACTAGCTAAAGTGCCATATATAGGCCCGTATGCTCTAGCTACCCAAATAGGATCTTCCGCTATCGCTAGCATTGCCCGAATATTTGGATTTTCCCGCCCAATTTCCGACATGAATGCGGCATCTGTATATCAAAATTCAATGGGTAGCTTAGCGACTACAATCGGTCTTGACAATACTATGAAATTGACCTTTGATCCCAAACAGGAATTGACTATTGACCCTAGAGTTGTTGGATTGGATCCATCTGTAGATGAAATGTCTCTTAATTTCCTTACCCAGAAAGAATCACTACTCACTCAGTTCGTTTGGTTTGATAATTCACCATCAGGTACCAAATTAGGTGCTATTGCTGTTACTCCATTATGTGGTCTCAAGAATCCTTTGGCTGTAAGTGCTAACGAAATTTCTTATCAACTTACACCTCTCGCTTTTGCTGCTGTACCATTCCAATATTGGTCAGGTACACTGAAATATAGATTTGAATTTATCGCTAGTAGATTTATGAGAGGTAGAGTCAAGATTGCTTGGGATCCTATATCCACTGCTAATGCTGGTCAGGCATCAAATTTCAATGTTAATCTCAATCAGACTATTGATCTGGCTGAGAGTAGGAATATTGAATTTAGTGTTTCGTGGGCAGCAGGACAACCATACAAAAAGGTTAATTATGGTATGTCTCTTATGAATAGAGCAGTTTCCAATTATATTGATGGAATTGCAGCTCCTGATATAGATAATGCGTATACAAATGGCTATATCTCTGTTGCGGTTATGAATCGATTAGTCTCTCAAGCTAGTATTCCTAGTGACGGTGTTACCGTTAATGTTTACATTTCAGCTGGTGATGACTTTGAGTTACATGGCCCTAATAGTGATCTAGTCAATGGTATTGCTTATACTTCTCTTGAACTACAAGGAGACACAGATGGACAAGACATCGCTACATTGATGCCTAATGAACCTGTACAGACTATATCATTAGTATCAAAAGAGATGTCCAATGTAGAGAAAAAGAATCTTGTTTTCTTTGGAGATCCAATAGTATCCATCCGCCAATTATTGCGTAGGTATAATTTATGGGGCATAACTGAAGATCCTGCTTTAAACTCTGCAGTTACCACAACTGGATCATCATACGCTATTAATTACATAGAACCTGATTTCCCACCTTACTATGGTTATGACCCAAATGGTGAATATATAGCGCAGGGAACTACTGACTATCTAAATGCATGTAGACAAACCTTATTGAACTTCTACACCCCAGCTTATCTTACTATGAGGGGAGCGATAAGATATAAATATAAATTAGTAGGGTTAGGAGGAGTTCGTAACGATATTTCGTCTATTCATGTCCAGCGCCATACTGACCCTAATGCGGTTAACGGACATACCGTGACCACAATCTGTACAAATGGTCATGTTGGTGCTGCTGATTCGATCACTGAATATACATATCAGAATCAAAGCATT